AGGCAATATCACCATGACCGGCTTCTCGGTGACCGCGGTGTCGCCGCCGAAGGTCAATCGGCGCCGGCCGCTGCCCAAATCCTCGATAGTGGCCGCGATCCCCCACACATCCCGCATGTTTTCGAGCGTCACCTCGCCGAGAGGAACGCTCATCGCAAAGGTTTCGCCGACCTTGATCGTACGGATCGGGATCAGCGATTCGTTGACCTCGATATCCGAGGTCTCCACCTCGTGCTCCAGATCCAATTGCCCATGCATGTGTCCCATGAAGCGCCCGTCCACGTAGAGCGTGTCCGGTGCTCCCTTGATCACCGCATTGGGATCGTAAACGCCCGCCACGTAGAAGAACAACGCCGAATACAGGAAGCTGTCCGGCGTGGTCTCGCTCACATCGGCCACCCCGATGTCCCACATGCCGCCATCGTCGAACTCGGTGGCGTGCAGCGTCAGGGTCAGCTCCGTCGCCGACACGTAAGTGACCCGCGTCGGATCCACCACCGTCCACGCCGTGTCCCCATGCTTGCGGCACAATATCACGCTCTCGCTGGCAGCATCCAAGAACCCTGTCCCGATGATGGTGATCGCATCTGCGGCCTTGCCGTAACTCGGCTTCACATCAGTGATGGTAGTAGCCATGACATTCTCCTTTGCTCGCCTACGACGAAGGCCGCCGCAGGTCGATCACGATATTGAATGAGGCGAGATGACAGGTCTGGTTATCCGCCTGCTCCTCGCCAATGTAACCAGGGCTTCCCGTCGCTTCGATGGTCAGTGCCCACAGGCTCCCGCCCAGGTCCACGTTCTGCTTGCCGTGCAACTTAGCGTAGATGCTGTAGGCCTTAGCGAGCGCCCCATTCGGGCTCGTCGCTCGAGCGTGTATCATCACCGTTGGATGCTCACGCTCGCCGTAACGCTCTGGCGGATAGCCGCCCGTCGCGTGCAGGCTCACACACGCGGCTGGCGAGGCCGGGCGACTGATCTTGAAAATGTTTGTGCCGACCGTTCCCTCGCCCTGGGTAGCTAGGTAGGCGGCAAGTTGGTTAATCAGCAGGCTCATGTCACTACCGCCTCTGGTGCTGCCGATCCCGACACCCGCCGTCCGTCCACCAAGACAGCGGCCGTCCCGCTGGCGCGCAGAGTGCCCTCATCAAGCGGCGCCTCGCGCATCGCCCGCCCGAGCAGGTCCTCCGTCACCTCAGTCATGCCCCGGATCGCGCCCGCCGTGACGGCCTCGCCCGCATTCACTGGCCCAACAACTCCAACGGCCTCACGCATCCGGCCGGCGAGATGATCTCCATAGCGGTCGGCGTTTTGCTTGAGCGGGTCCTCGAGATACTTGGCCTTCCCGCCCTTGGGGTGGTTGAAGTCCAGCCGCTCGTGCTGGGCCAACGCGTACGGAGTATTGAAACCAGCGATGCCCTCGATCACGTGGGGCACCCGGTCGGGCGCCAGATGGGCCATGAGCCTGTCGAGGCCGACGAAGGTGATCCCTACCGCCCCCGACCTGCTGCCCTTGCGCCCGCTCAGTTTGGTCTTGATAGTCGCCATCAGCAGAACGCCCTCACGGTCAGTGTCTCGCCGCCCAGCGCGACTCCGCGGCTCACCACGATCACCTCGACATAGCTCTCGCCATCAGCCGAGAGCTGGTCGCCTGCCGCCACTGCATGGTCGGCCGCCAGTGTCACGCTCACTTCAGACACCACCTCGCGCCCGTCCTTGCTCCGCACGACTCGCCGCTTCTCGATCCAGCGGCCCTTCGTCTGGACCGCCGTCGCGAGGACCGGCTGGCCATACTCGTCGTTGTCCGTAGCCTGCCTCCACCAGATGTCCTGGGCGAGGTAGACGCTCATGCGAACTGCACCTCGTCCGGGTTCACGCGCACTCGCTGCCAATGCCGAGCCTCGCCGATCTGCACCTCGAAGATCGCGACCCGGCAGATAACAGCGCGGGCGAGCTGCTCGACCACTCGGCGGGGCAGAACGCGCCCTGTGATGCCGATCGCACGCATCAGCACCTTGGCCAACCGCATCCTACGCGTCCGGGCCGTGATTCGGAAATCGAGCTCCGCCATCAGCGCCCGCTCCCCGGCGTGAACTCGCCCAGTGGGTTGTCCGACGTCGCGATCACGCCGCCACGGGCAATGAACGGCGCCATCAGCTTCCTCGCCTCGCCACTGATCAAGGGGCTACTGCCCGCGCCCTCGCCGTAACTTTCGCTCAGTCCGTCCACCTGGAAACTGCTCACGCCCCCGGCCTGCAGCGCCGATCGCCGCTGTTGCTCTGCCCCGAACGCCAGCAGTGCCAGCGCCTCTTCGCACTGCGCTCTCTTCACCGGCTGGGGGATGATGTAGGCCGAGGTTGCATCGACGTCGCGGTAACGCGGGAATGCCAATGCCTGCGTCGGCACGACCGGGCTCAGCAGCTCGCCGACGACCCGGCGGGTGACCTGCAGCCGACAACTCTCGACATGGCGGCAGGCCGTGACCAGCGCTTTCTCCCGATCGGCAGTCGAGGCGCTCTCCCACGCGCTGGCATGCAGACGGCCAGCGAAATACTCAGTCGCCTCCGCCAGGGTGACGTAGGAGTTGCTGGTCTCCCCCGAGATGGTCGCGACGATGTCGGACACGCCCTAGACCTCGACCTCTTCTACCAACTCGGGCCGCTTCCACAGGATGTGGATCGCGTGGGCGGCCGAGAAGCCCTTCGCCTCCCTGCCCAGTGTCAGGACCAGATCACCGTACGGGACCTTTACGGCCTGGGCCTTGGCCCGCAGGTAGAACTGCTCGCCCCTGCTGGCCGCCGCCTCGAGCGCCAGCGTGCGCGCCGGCTCGGGCAGCGCCATGCGTTGCGCCAACGTCGGCCCGCTCGCTGTGGCAACAGCGTTGGGCTGGCTCTCCGGTTCCGTCGTCCCGGCATCATCAGGATCGGGTGCGGTCTGTGGGTTCGCCTTCTGCTTTGGATGCGTCGCCATCGTCTCTCCTTAATCAGGAGGCCCGGCCCCTCGACCGGACCTCCGCAGTCAGATCACTGTCCGTGCCTACGCGATGGCGTAGGAGAGCAGCACGTCAACGTACGTGCAGCCCGTCAGGGCATCGCCGGTCTTGCCGATGCTGATGACAGCATCGGCGGCGCGCGCCACGAAGCTCGCGCCGTCCGCCAGCACCACGGCATTGGCCGCTCCCGCCCGCAGGAGCGCCGACTGGGTGAGTCCGGCAACGGCGGCCGCCACCAACTTCGTAGCTCCGTCCAGGATGTCCACGGTCGTCGCACCGGCGGCCCCGCCGCCGATCGCGATCAGCGCACAGTCAACGAGGCGCAGCGCCATGCCAGCGGGCGGAGTGACCAGCGCGTGGCCTGCATCCACCTCCGCGGCGCTCACGCGATGCCGAATGCTCAGCACCGCGCCGGCTGCCAGGGCGGCAGCGCCCACCGCGCCGTCCGCGATGTTGTCGGCCTCGACGGCATCGGCGCCCAGTTGCAGGTTCTCAACGGCGGCATCGGCAATTGCCGGTGTGTCAACCGCCTTCGCCCCCAGCCCGTCGGCGACAACCGCTCCGGTGGCGATGTTGTCGGCCTCCACCGCGTCGGCTGCCAGCTTGGCATGCGTGACGTTGGCATCCAGGATCTTCGCGGTGGTGACCGCGCCGGCTGCCAGGGAGGCGGCGACCAGCCCGCCCGGCTTGACCGCGAGCAGTCCCCCGACAGTCACATAGACTGTGCTGTCGTCGACGTTCGCGTTCGCCAGGATGGCATCCAACTGTAGTTCGCGGATGATGGTGCCCAGGGCAGCATCACCCAGGTTCGGACACGTCGCGTGGTCGAGTTCTTCGACCTGCCTATCTGTGAGGGCCATCGCTCATATTCTCCTGAGTGGCGATCCCGAGACGCTAGGCGCTCGGCATTGCCCTGACCCTTAGGCCAGGTCCGTGATCGAACCCTGGACATACGGGTTCGAGCAGACGAGCTGCGCGTAGTGGATCAGCCACATCTCGAGCGCGTCCGAGGTGTTGCCCATCAGCAGGATCCCGAAGCCCGGCATGCCGGGCACCGCGACCACATTGCGCAGCGATCGCGCCAGCTCGCTGTTGGCCGTGACCGGCAGCATCTCGTAGCTGAAGCGGCTGACATCGACCACGTCCATGTGAGTGGACGCATAGCCGGGGCAACGGATGACCGGCACGCCCTCGAAGTCCAGCGCCATGTAGCCGCCCGAAAGCCGGGTGGGCGTCTGCCGGCGCTCGCCCTTGTACAGGGCGCCGAAGTTGCGCCACTGAGTGGGACTCGCCCAGATCTCCAGCGCGGCCTGATCGGCACCGCGGCTGATCACCTCGTCGACCACATCCGCGATCAGCGCCTCGGAGAGGTTGCGGGGAGTGGCGGAGTTGTCATTGATGTACGACTTCCACCAGGTGTGCGTGCTGCGGTCGATGCCAGCGTACGTGCCGGTCTCGGCGATGGCCGCGTAGACACCGGTAATGTCCTTGGCCGAGTTGCCACTGCCGTCCGAGAGCAACTGGGCCTCGATGGACAGGCGCATGTCGCGCACGCCGTTGTCCAACTCGGCGCGTAGCATGTCGATGAACGTGCCCCCCTGCTCGGAAGTCGCCAGCGTCAGGCCGCCCAGTCCGATCTCGGCCTTCACGCTCTTGTACTCGAGGGCAGCCGGATGATACGACTGCTTCCCCGAGCCGTCGGCCGTGTCGCCCTCGGCATAGCTGCCCACCGAGGTGTTGCCGGCGTAGTTCACCTGCCAGTTGATGCGGGGCTTGCCCCCCCGGACGAGACCCTGTGCCTCGAACCGACTGAGCACGAAGCTTTTCGTCTTGATCGCCGTCACAAAGGCCGGACCATACAACTTGACTACCTGGTCGGCCAGATCCGTCAGTACCAGCGCCATTCCCTATGCCTCCCGCGCGGGTGGAGGCGGCTGCGCCGCTAGGCGTGCTTCGATGCCCAATCGGCCAGCGCGTCCCCAGCCTCCGCGACTGTCTTGGGGGCCGGCGGATCCGAACCAGACTGGCCCGGATTGCTCGGTCCTCCCACCGTCGTCGGCCTTTGAGGCTGGGCGACCAGGTATGGCTTGTCTTTGACTAGCGTTGCGAGGAGCTCATCGATGTCGGCGACCTTGCCCTCATCGTCCACCTGCACCGCCCCAAACCCCGGCAGCGTGCTGGCGATGACGAACGCATCATCCGGGTTGACGACTCCGGCCTTTGTCGCGGCGAGCAGAAACCGACTCTTCA